GTTTCCCGATGCCGCGTTCCCTGAAGGATCCGAAGCGCTCGTGATTGCTCTTAAGATTTGCAATCCATTGTTCCTGCCAAGCATCAACTGTCACCGCGTCGTTTGCGCAAGCTTGTTTATACATATCCGAAGCCTGTTGCGGAGGGCTCGGAATGGTGTTCTTAAATCTGAAATTCATTTCAACGTTTTTAATCACATGTACCTCTCATGAACTAAATAAAGTGCCGGGCCGTAAAGTCAGCCCGGCTTAATTCGCTATTAAACGTTTGCCTTGATATAGGCGTACACAGACCCACCAGCGCCAGTGTTGTGGCTGAGCGCGAAGCCCACCGCACACGCAGTACCGAGAGTCGTTGTTCCGCTTGCTTCAATGAACAGGCCGCTCGCACCAAGTGCAATTTGCTTGTAGTCGCCAGTAACAGCCGTGACCATTTTCACAGTCGCAAAGCCCTTGATCAGCAGCCAGCCATAGTCGCCGGTCAGCATGGTCACGTGCTTCACAACACCAACAAAGGGACTGTAAACGTCAGTCAATGCTGTAGCTGCAACGGAATAACCGCTTGCTCCAGTCACAAACTTTGCGCCCCAGTTCTTATCGATGGCCGCGCCGCCAGCGTTATACGCATAAACATACTCCTCGCCTTGGTAAACCCGGCGAACGCCGACTTCAACAGAGGGAGTTTGTGTTGTTGCGCTAACGCCTTCTTCTAAGATCGGACCGACAGAGTTAAACTTTAAAGATGCCATGTTAGTCCTCCTATTAAGATGTGATCGCGCTAAATTTAGCGTGAAGGCGGTTGTTCGAAGATCCCATTGCGCCCATGAAGTAGATTTTCGCTACCTTGACGTTCTGGTTGATCGGCTTCGTGAAGGGCTCCATGCGCATGTCTTCGTCTTTGTGCGCCCAGAGGTACAAATAATCTTCATTTAAGAAGAAAAGATGACTTGCGGGGCAATGAGAGTCGGAAATGATCGGGATCCCGTTGAACATCAGCGACGTGAAGCCACCCTTTGCAACTTCCGAATCAGCGAAGCGCTGTTGCGGCTGAAGCAAATTGTAGTACAGGTCATAGATGGTGCGAGTCGCGACACCAACCGAGGGGCTGTCGTTGTCGACAGTCGCGGCCGTGTGCTGCGTCTGCATGGCGGGGATCGATAGGACCGTAGTGGTCGAATCAACTTTACCTTGCCACCACGAGTTAGCCGTTTGGCCAATGCCGCCAACCGTTTGGTCAACTGCGACGATATCGCGGAGACCGACGATTGATTTAGCGTCCGAACCATCGCTGTAAAGACCAGTGCCGAGCGTGTCGGACATGGTTTTCTCAGCAATCTTCATTTTGTTCTTCACGAGGCTCAGGATTTGGCTATCACCAGAGTTTTTAAGCTCCTCGTCGCGGCGAATAGTAATATTCGCGTACAATTGTTTCCAAGTGTACTCAGCGGCCGAGATGTTTTGGTTGTCGCTAGTGTCGAGAGTCTCAGATCCTGCATACCAACCAGAAGCAGAAGTCGTCGCATAGATGAGCGGCACAACAATGCGCTCTCCACCGTCTAACTTCTCATACCATCCCTTTTTACGAGCACGCTGAAGCAGCGGGTTCGAATCGAAGATGGTGTCATACATTTTCGGTATGAATTTCTTCTGGGTGATGGCGGATACTTGATCATAAGTCAGTGCCATTTTTTACCCTTTCAATATTGTTGGTTTAGAAGCCCATTTCACTCTTGGCCTCCTCGATTAACTGGGAGTAACTCTTATCCTTGACGTTCTCGGCGTATTTCAGGCCCTTGGTTGGTTTTGAGGTTTCCCCCAAAATACCGAGCTTGGTACGCTTTTGAATTTCCTTAGACACGAGCTCTTTACCCTCTTCTTTGGCTTTGCCTATCAAGTGATCGTGGTAGAAATCGCGAAACGCTGTCTTAAAACTCGAAATGTTATTATCCATCGCGTGCTTTAAAATCTTCATCTCAAGCGACTTGCCATCTTCATCTGGAGTGTCGAAGTCTATATTCGAATATGTTTTCCGAATGGACTCGACCTCTTGGCCTAGCTTTGAATCTTCCTCTTGAACTTTTAAATTTTGCTCTTTAGTGATCTGGTTCTGCATGAACTCTTTGACCGGGTTTAATTCGGCCAGAAGCTCTTGCTTGATGCGAGCTACGTCGGCATTGCTTTCCGCACCTTGCATCTTTTGCTGGTAGCTTTGTTGAACTTGCGTCCACCAGTCGGGATTTTTCGCAGCATACTCGTCGACTTCCTTATAAGGAGCCCACTTTGACTCGCGCTCTTTCCATTGAGCTTCGAGCTGCTGCTGTTTAGTCATGAATTCTTGTTGCTGTTTGTTGAGCGCTTCCGCTTTTTGCGGGTAGTTGTAGCCCATCTCAGCCCATTTCTTGAGCTGCTCGCGTGAGGCCTTGATCTCTTTCCCGTTGATGGTGAGAGTCTCTTGAAAGTCCTGTTGCGCGGTGGGTGCCGGTGCTGTCATCGGAATATCACGTGATGGTCCGCCCTGATTTAGAGCTTGATCCATGGCCTCGTCTGACATGTCAGCGCCGCCTGAACTATTTGAATCTATTTGTCCCTCAATTTCCACGGCGCACCTACATCACTGGTTGCGTTTTAGCCGCACCAGCTTCAGGAGTTGTCGTGCCGGGGCTTGCCGGACCTTGTGGGCCTTCAGCTCCAGGCGCTTGGCCTAGGCCTTCAACGAAGGCTTGGAACGCTTGCGTGATTTGTGCGAGCGCTTGGCCTTCTTCGGGGAATTTCGCTCCAACAAGCTCTTGGAGTTTTAAAAGATTCGAGTGAGTGTCGGCCACGAGCTGACTTGCGCCGCCGGGCTGTGCTTGTTGCTGTTCTGGTTGAGCTTGCCCTGGATCAGGCATAGGTCCCGCCATATAGATATCCCCTTTTGTTTGTTTTATTTTTGTGAAAACGAATTTAAACAAATTGGAGACAACTAATTAGGCAGCGTCTGGAGGCGGACCCTTTCCCTGCATCGCTTGCTGTTGAGCCATCTCAGCTTTACGCTGCATCACTCGCTGCAAGACAGATTCCCAGTTGGGGTAGTCGAGACGCTTTAGGACTTCTTCTTCATCTACAATGCCTCGATCAAATAATTGAAAGGCCTTGTTCTGTTCATCAGCCTTAGCAAATGGAAGGGTTGAGCCCGTGTTGACTTTAACATCGAGCATGCCCTTGATTTCAACAGATTTTTCTTGGCCCTCGTAATGTTTGCCGTCCTCACCTTGATCAAAGGGCCGATAGCGAGCCATCTTTGTGCCGTCCTCTTGATGCTCCACGTGGAACTTAAAGAACTTCATCGAGCCGTCTTTGTTGGTGAGGCGAAACACTCTCGGAGCCGTGTAGTTTTGTAGCACCAGGGATTGATATAGCTGCCCAAGATCTTGCAAACACGAATCGAGATTGCGCGACTTCTGTCTGATCCTGGTTTGTGCGGCCTCTTGCAAAGATTGAATAGCGCTTGCGGCCGTCACAGCGTCGGGCTTGGCACCACGCGAGACGTCTTGATTGCCAGACACATCGTCAAACCACACTTTCATGCGGTCGATCAGCTGGAGCACGAACGGCTGAAGCTGCACACCCTCTTCGCGCTGGATCTGGCTTATGTCGTCAGCCTCAATGATAAGGCCCGGCTGATTAAACAAGTTCTCCGTGTCAACGCCTGCACTAGAGCCGACTTTCCACACAGGATTTCCCATGAGAGTGAGCACGTCGAGCGAGAACGAGATGAGCTTGTTGAACACCTTTTGCGGTGATTCGAGTTGTTCAATATCAGAGATGCCCCAAAACTGGCGCTGATTGACATAGTTCTGCATGCGCGCAAAGGGCATCTTGCCAAGATCGTCTGGGTTTGCACCACTCTCGAGCACAACCTTGTCAGCAATCACAATCTTTCGACCAGTGGGATATTTCTTTTGCTGCACGTACTTAATATCAGCGACGCCGTCAATGACCGCGCCCTCGACAGCCTTTTCCTCGATCTCAAACTCAGAGTCTAGGAAAAGAGTGATGACGAGCGCTTGCGGAGTCTCCTCATTATCGTATTGCTGAGTCCCGTCAGCGATCACAGACGCTTGAACCGGCGACTTGACTCGCACCTTGTCCTTGTCGGTGACGTCCATCTTGGCGATATTGATCACGTCCGCTTTGACGTACTTGCCATTAGGATAAGACGACTTGATCTCCTCAATCGTCTTTGGCTCAGCCTTAATGTGGTATTTC